GCATCCGAATACTATTTGGATGACGGCACTGTTTGGTACCGCGCTAAAGTGCGGCACTCAACGGATAACGTCAAGGCGGGCACTCAGGCCTTTGATCGTCACACTGTGACATTTCAAAGGTTCCTGAAGCCAGCCACGGCCTATCCGCTTGGTCGTCTGACGGAGATCATCTTTACGATCAGAAATGATCCTAATGAGGTCGCCGCAGACGTCATCGACTTGAGCGAAGCCATGAGCTTTTACATGGTAAAAGCGGGTGGCATCGCAGCCAAGTTGCTGGGCAAGGAGTCGTAAGGCGTCGTTGACGCCCTAAGGCCCCCGACTCAGGGAGATGGGTGAACATAGCCGTAGATGTTGAACCCCCTTTACTGAAAGGAGCCAACATGGAAAGCTACGTGACTTACCTTCAGGGACTATACACGGCACTGTGTCTAACAGTTGCCGAGCACTATCCCATCCTTCGACGTGATTGTGAGCGGGATGTTTCTCGCTTGCTCTCACTCATCGATGCTCGAGGTTTGTCATTTTTAATGATAGACCTCGTAGCGGCAGGTAAGCACTTTGATTCGTGCCTATCTGCCGGACGCCTCACCGCTTACGGTTCCGCCGGTTTCCGGCCTTACCGAAGAGGGGGTGTAATCCCAAGACTATTCAAGGGGCTACACCTACGCGTTTTCGATGATTTCGGAGTGCTTAGGGTCGATCCCGACGTTGCAAGCATACGCTTCCTTCGTCAGCTCTTCTATGGAGCTAAGAAGGTAAAGGTACCTTGCAGCGACTCAAGAACATGGGAACACGTTCATGAGTTCTTCGAGACCGACACGGAAGTCCGTTCGCCGTCCCTTAGTTGGAACGACGACGAACTTGGGCTTGATCGTCTTCCTAATCTCCATTTTGGCGATTCTGTTGACGTTCGGCCTACTCCTCTGTTTGGCTCTCTCGAGCCTAAAGCAGACGAGCCCACCTTCACCCCAGGTTTCGGTTGCCTCGACGCAGTCCAACGGACTGCCGACATCGTTGCCGCAACCCTCGGACGGTTCGACCCGTACGAGTGGAGGTCTAAGCATGGACCGGGTGCTGTTTCTGACCAGCGTCGTACTCAGTTTAAGTACGACTTTCCAAGCTGGCCGGAAAAGCTCTCGACCGTATTTCCGTTGGCTGACTTTGGCTTTGCCAATTTCAGTTCATGGGCTGCGGCCGTACGTAGTGGTGGGATTCATTCGAAATATTCGTCGAATGAGCCCCCGTCCAGATTGATTGCTGTACCAAAGACACTAAAGGGACCGAGGCTTATTGCTTCGGAGCCTGTTAGTCATCAGTGGTGTCAGCAGTCTATCAAAGACTACCTCACTACGCGACTCGCGAAGACTCCTATTTCCGAGTCTATTCACTTTCGTGATCAGACAGAGAACCAGGAGTTCGCTCGTCGAGCTTCCCATACTCAGTCGCATGTGACGGTTGATCTGTCATCTGCGTCTGATCGTCTGAGCTGCTGGACCGTAGAACGCTG